TTTATACATCTTAGATAAATCTTTATAGTTATATTGAGTTGTTTCTAAAATGTATAAATGGAATTTATACTTTTTCCTATTCTTAGCTTGAACTCTCTCTTGTGTAATTTTATCAAAAAAGATTTGGAATTGCAAAAGCAATCTTCTCATTACACCCTCATCTTCAAGAATAGATTTTTCTAGCGATAAGTTTCCATCCGTATTAAATAAATTTTTTGATACACCGAGAGCATTATATACTGTTCTCTCAACTTTTTCTAATCCATCAACATTTGCTGTTGAGATATTGTTGCTCATATCAATTGAATCAACATCCGCAAAAGTAGTTAATACGTCAACTCCAATTGCACGTTGTAACATTGCTACTGCGTTGTTGTGAATATCTTGAGCTTCATCAACATCAAAGATTAAATCGCCGTTCTTATCTAACGGCAGTTTTTGAACAATAATACGCAGTAAATCTTGCGCTTGTTTTTGTCTATCTAAACCTTGCGCATTATCTAAATCAATAATTGATGGAATAGCATTTACAAATAAAGGTAAATCCCCACGACCCGGACCCAAATCAAACTTGATAACACTACCTGGATCAAGTAAATACCAACGCCCATATTTAGCATTTGGAATTGTATCGTTAATCCAAGTATCGTTTCAAGGTCTTTCTGGCCTTAACATAATGTTCCAAGGATCTGGATCTACTGGTAATCTTCCTTTTTTATAAAGTAGATAACCTTTCTTAAAATCATCGGGGAACAGATCTAAAACTCGCATACGATAATTAACATCCGTAAAACGAGTATCAAACCAACTCATATCAAATTCTACTGCTGGCATATTTCCAACGGAATAACGAACTCTACAATAATCAATAGGTAATTCTTGTAAAATTAAACCGTTATCGCTTGGAATAATATAGCCAAAGTAGGCTCCATCCCTAATTACCTTTAAAGCAATGTCTGAACAAAGCTTTTTTAAGTAAGAATTATCTAAGTAATCAAGAATTCTAATAAATTCTTTTAATACTTTTTCTTCTTTAATAGTATCATCTAAAATATCTGGAACAATATACCAATCAAAACGATACATTGTTGCATAATAATCTACTACCTTTTGGTAAATACCATTAGTTCTATAAAAATAATTAGAAATGGCGCGAAGCGCACGTAAATCTTTATCAGCGAGCGCGCGCATAATCTCTTTTTTACTAAATTCTCTGCGACCTTCTTTAAGAGAGCCTAATTCAATTACAGCATCTTGGACGGTTTTTAAACCGATCTTCATTTTATTATAGTCAGTCGCAGGGCCATTTACCATATCAAAGCCCTTGGCATGGATGGCCTCTTGAGTTTTTACTTCTTCCAAGACCGCACCCTCCTTATTAATAACCAGCTCTTTGCATAATGTAATCGTATGTAATAAGATTTTCTTCCGTGTAAGGAATTTCTATTAAAGTAATTCCATGCAAAGCGCAAAATCTTCTTTTCTTATTATCATTATGTTGCTGCTGATAAAATCCTTTCTTTCCGCCAAATTTACTGCTTGCTTCATAATGCTGACGACCTTGATATTCTATAATAAAATCAATTTTACCATCATCATCAAACACCACAAAATCAAAACGCAAAGGGCGGCCATTTTCAGAGGCAAGTCCTTCAAACATGTATTCTTCTTTAAAAGTAAGCCCAGCTTCTTCTAAAATTTCATGTATTTTCATTTCTCCACGTGAATCTAACATACTGCCTCCTAATTCATAAACATAAAATCTGACATTTTTCTATTCTTTTTACGTTTCTTACTTTCTTCTTCTTCTCTTATATAATATAATCCGTATTCAAACGCTGAAAATTTATCCTTAATAATTCTTTTATTTGCTTGTTTCAAAATAATGTTCAAACCTTCCGTTTCTTCACGAAGGTTCATCATTTCTTCTTTTAATATAGAAGTTAAGGTGAACGGATATAAGTATTCTGCCCTTTCTTCTGGAGTCATTGACTGACCCATTTTAGTACCTAGAAGTTTTTCTTTTGCGAGACGCTCATCTATTAATAAACGAATTTTTCCCGCATTCATCTGAGTTTGAACATTAGCGTGAGCTACTGTATTAATTGGCGCATTTGCTTTAATAACATAAATTGCGTCTTGTTCAGTAACTGGAGTTTTAAACTTTTTATAATCATCTAAAACACCTTCATAAGTTCCACCATAAACTCCAAAATCTGGATATTCATCACCGGTAACTGGATCAACTTGTGACTTAACAAGATAATCCATTAAACCCAAACCCAAACCGTTACCATCTATAATAAGGCGTTTAGCTTTATAACGATAGAATAATTTTTTTAACCATAAAGCTTGTGTTTCAAAGTGGTCATTCTCCATAACCTCAATATTTACAAGAGATTTAAAGGCTTCACCTACTGCCTGTGGTGCAACTTTTCAAATTGTAGCAACAGATTCACAATCTTTACGGCCCACATCTACTGAAATTATATAATAAGTTGTAGCCGTGGAACGGCCAGAGTATTCATACTCTGGTTGATTAAGAACACGATTACGGTCAAAAACTTCACCATTGAAGAAAGCATCTTCAACAGTACCACTTCAACGAGATTCATATTCACGACCGAATGAAGCTTCATTGAAGGTTCCGTCTTTTTTCATATCTTGAATAAATGTTTTTTCTTGTAATCCTGCAATAACCGGAATTCGCCAAGTACCACCCATAATAAAAGATTTCTCTGGCTCAGTAATCATTCATACAAGCAACTGAATAAGTTTGTTATAACTAAATGTGTTTTTATAACCACTTGTTGTAATATAAATTTGCGATTTATTTAAAACCTCATCTCTTTGAGTTGTACCATCGGCACAACGACGAGAAACATTCATCATTGGAAGAATAACTTCAGAGAGAATTTGACCATCAACGCCAACGCACTCTTCTATTACTCCACCTTGACGACGTAAACCTCTGGAACGTTCACTAGCCGCAACATTATCAAAGTATGAGCCATTCTTAAATACATATCGTACAAAGTCTTTACCTTCACGTGTTTTGCCCGGACGACGATCAAGCTCACGATTAAACGCAGGAATTTTACTGCAAATATCCTGAACTTTTTCCTGAACAATTTTTGCAGATTGCTCTTTACCACCCGAAGTTACAAATAATGCGCATTGCGGGTGAAGGATACATCGGCACATTAATACCATTACTGACAAGAATGATTTTGAGTATCCACGTGGGAAAACACAATAGGTATATTTATAACGCATAGCAACACGTAAGAATACACGTTGATATGCAAAAAATTTAAATTCTGGTTCTATGTTGGGGTCTCCTCCGGTTTGGAGGAAATCCACAAATAGATCCGGGTATTCACGCCAAAACGCAATGTATTGGCGCAAATAAGGTTTTATCGCATTGATACGCTCTTCTGAAATACCGATCTTCTTATGTTTTTCATTAAGTTGAAGTAAATCTTTAAGCGCCATTCTCTACTACCTCATCAGCCGCAGCTTCTTTTTCTTGGAAGTCTGTAAATTCTTCATAATCTTCGGCAGTTAAGATATCTTCATTTTCATCATTGAAAAGATCGGCGTATTCATCATCAGAAAGATTTTCCTCTTTCTCTTCTCTTTCTTTGTCTTGCTCAATTTGACGAACTGCATTTTCAATCATATTTCCAAGACCCATTTCTTCCATAACGAGAGTACGGGTATAGCTTTGCATATCTTTAAGAACAAGGTCAATTTTATCTGCAGGTTTTTCTACATAATAACGAGGAATAAAACCGTCTTTTTCGCAAATCATTACAAGCTCACTAATTGAATCAACATATTCGCCAGATTCAGCTTTATTTTGAGCGGCTGTGAATTTACCAGAACGCATTAAGCTATCATAAGCTTTTTGCATCTTTTGATAACCTTCTACATCACCAATATCTATAAGCTGATTAGCTTTAAGAGAAGTTTTACAAATAAGTTTTAGCGTATCAATATGACCCGCAGATTGAATATCATAGGACTCCATAAATTCGTTATAGAGCTGCTCAAGCGCAACCCATTCTTCTGGTTTATAGAGATTGCCCCATTTTAAACGAAGATAGGCTACATCTTCTTCTGTAAGTCCTATCTCTTCTGCGGTTAAGGATTGTTGATTTGTATGAACACCTGCCCAACTAAAATTACCAATGGAATTGGCCTCTTCCTCTTCTTCTGGTTGTTCTAATTTTGGAGGAGCTGGTGGAGCTGATACAAATCCTTTTTCTATAGCTTCGGCTATTTCCGCTGCGGAATAACCTTGGCGTTCCATAGTTTCTTTGATACGGCTGTTGGCCAATTCTTGAAGGAACTCGGTGTCTTTCCATCGGTAATCCTTGAATTGGTTCAGCCGCATCTTTGATATATATCTTCCCAAAATAGTGGTGCCGGTTACTTCAGCGCGATTTTGTCCGTACTTGCGCAAAAGTTTATTCCACTCTTCTGGAACCCATGGTATATCTATTTCTTCTAAGATTGGTAAAAATGTTTCTGGGTCTCAATTGTCTACATGCATTGTGAGACACTTTTTACATTGTTTAAGTTTACCATCATTAGGATATTTTTCTGTGTTGTATGAAGTGTAAAATTGGTCGCCGTTCATGGTGCGGCCACATTTTTCACAGTAATACAGTTTTTCTCTGGCTGCTTTATAATTTCCCATAAAACGTACCCCCTTTTTAATTAAAGAAAAATGACCAAAAAATTTAGTTATTCTTGACCAAACGGAATACGTTTGTGATTACGGCAGTCTTTACAGATGGAATAGAATCCATCTTTTGAGGTACTGTTTTTACTAAAATATTTGTTATGAGCAAGTTTGATTTGTCCGCAACGACTGCATTTTTTGTAATTGCCTTTTTCTACTACTGTGAAATACCAGTTAAGAAAACGGTCTTCGGCTCTTGACGCAATAAGATTTGGAATCTTTTTGCGCCATAGGGAAGAAATGTATTCTAATGAGTGACAAATACCAAACTCAGCTTCTAATCGGCGTTGTATTTCTTGATTTTGAACGCCATCTATTTTAAGTTCCACTATACGATAGTAAAGTGGATATTCATACAAAATAGAACTTGACACATCATCAAATTCATTCATAAGATAGTAGGTATCAGAACCAAAATGGTCTCAACCATTTTCTTTAAGTTTTGAATAATTACAAAGGATTGTAGAACAAACCTTTGGATCACAGAGGCTAATGCCCCAATAAGCCACATTATCATCATCATCAATTCATTCTTCTGAAGGAAGCTCAATTTCTACTGGACCAAAATTCATCGTAGGCTTCACTTGACACATGTTGCTTGCTTTTATTAAATATTGTTGTTTGCGAAAATCTATTAAAGCTTTTTTTGCGATATACTTAGCTCTGCCTTCAACTTTTGGTACAATATTCTTTCAAAATTCTATGGCTTCAATAGTTTGTTTCATTCCTTCTAAATTTTCTATGTCTCATTCTGTTATTTTACTTTTTGGTT